CGATGCCCGACCGGCTCGCCGCGCGCGTCGACGCCGGCGACGACCGAGCGATAGCCGAATGACAGGCCGCCAGCGTGGAAGCCCCGCTCGATCTGCCCCTCGAGGCCGCGATGAGTCTTCTCGCGCAGGTCGTCGAGGTAGGTCTCGTTAATGAGCCCGCGCACGCCGCGCAGCAGTTTTCGCGAAGCGCCGGCGTGGCTGTCATAGCCGTCAGCGACACCGATGATGCGCACGCCGCGGTATTCGAGCCGGCGCACGATCTGCTCCTGCTCAACGTGATCCCGCGAGAGCCGGTCGAGGCCTTCGAGCAACAACACATCGAACCGCCCGGCCAGGGCGTCAACGAGCAGGTTTCTACCGCCTGCGCGATCCTTCAGCGGAACCGCACCGGAGATCCCGTCGTCGCGGTGCTGCGCGACAACTTCGAGTTCGAGCTCGTCGGCCTTCGCGCGGCAGACGCGCGCCTGGTCCTCGATCGACGTCTCGCGTTGGCGGTCGGAGCTGAACCGCGCGTAGATCAAGGCCTTCATTTCGTCGGCATCCTTCGCCATCGGAGGGTCAGCCGTCAAGTTCGCTGTCGGACGCGATTTCTTTCACAACAATATCAGCGAGGTAGCGAATCATCGGCGAAAGGTCCAAGGACTTCGCCGGTGCCGGCTCTCGGCGAGCGGACATCATCGAGATCAGCATGGCCGGGCCGGTTGCACCGGTTGCACCGGTCGGACCGAGAGCGCATGGGTCATGAATCACAGCACTAGTTCCGCACTCATTGTGTCGGCACCCGCGTGTACCCATGCTCAAGCAACTGCTGTGCGAGATGCGAAGGCACCGTCACGCATCGCTCTGCATCCGTTTCGTAGCCCGTCACGCCGCTCATTCCGTCGGGCACGCGAAGGCGGAGCGTGCCCTCCGCGCTGGCGGCCAAAGCCTCCGCCTTCGTCGCCGCTGACGTGTTGCGCATGTACTCGAACAATCCCGCGCTCGATCCGCGGCCGATCATGTAATTGAGCGCCTGCGTCGAGCTGTCGACCTCATCGTCATGCACCGCGTTCGGGAAATCGGCCATCGTGTCGACGTAGCCGCCGAGCCACTCCGCACCCTCGCGCAAGAAGACGCGGCCAGTTTCGATCGCTGGCGTCACCGCATAGGCACGGCTCACCTTGTCCGAGTCGACCTTGATCGCCATCACGGGTAGCCGCGTGTCGCGTTTGAGCTCCTGGATCAGGCTCTGCCCGCTCGCCTTGTCCTCGACCAGCACGACCGACGGGTTGAACTGATCGGCGATGGTGACCGCCGTCTGCTTGAGTGCTGCAAACTCCGCGCGCCGCTTCCATAAGTCGAGCAGGTAGTAGCCATTGTCGGCCTCGCCCCACGTCGTGCAGACGGAGTAGTCGTTGTCGGCCCCAGCCTTGAACGCCGTATCCCAGGACTGCACGATGCGATGGAACGCCGGCGGGGCAGCGAAGAAGCGCCACCATTCGCGTTTGAAGATCGCGCCTTCCGCGGCGCTAGGCCGTTGCTGGTAGAGCGACGCGAAGCTCGAGCCGCCTTGCACGAGCTTGATCTGCGCGAGCGTGTCCTCGTCGTATCGATCGGGGCAGAGCGCCTCGCCCTCGGCGCGACCGAGCGGATCGTTCACTTCTGCCAACGCAGGCAGGCTCACGACGGTCCATTGCGCCGCGTCCTCGCCGCTCAAGATGCGGCCCGCGAGGTCGTCTTGGTGCCAGCGGGTCAGGATCAGCACGATCGCGCCCCCGGGCTCCAAGCGCGTGTAGAGGTCATCGGTGTACCAGTTCCAAACGCGGTCTCGGTAGGCGAGCGAATTTGCCTCCTCGCGACTCTTGATCGGGTCATCGATCATGATCAGGTCGCCGCCCTGGCCGGTCACGCCACCGCCCACGCCGACAGCGCGCAGGCCTCCACCGATGGCGGTCTCCCAGTCCGAGACAGCCTTGCGCTCGTCGCTCAGCGTCATGCGACGCTCACAGATCCGGCGCGTCTTGCGACTGAATTTCTCGGCGAGGGTAGAGTTGTACGAGCCGATGATCACGCGCTTGGCTGGATTCTGCTCGAGCCGGTACGCCGAGTAGCGGATGGTCGCGAGCTCGCTCTTGCCATGGCGCGGCGGCTCGAAAATCATGAGGCGGTTGATCTCGCCGGCCGTGACTCGATCGAGGTGCTCGCGGACGTAGACCAGGTGCGGCCAGTCCCAGGTCATCCCTGGCGAGACTTCCTCGAGCCAAGCTTCGAAGGTCAGGTTACGCAAGGCGAGGGTGCGCGAGCGCTGGAGCTGCGCAAGCTGCGCTTCGATGCGGTCGATGCGGGTCTCGTGGCTCACGGCAGCGATACTCCGCCCCCTCGATCGCTACTTGACACCATATGCGAACGTTGGTTTAATGTGGTGTCAAAACCAAAAGGGTCCAGGGATGGATGGCAACTTCGTCGCGTACTACCGAGTGAGTACTCAGAAGCAGGGCCGCTCGGGGCTGGGTCTCGAAGCCCAGAAGAGCGCGGTGGCGACGTACCTGAACGGTGGCGGCTGGAAGCTCCTGGGTGAGTTCACCGAGGTCGAGACGGGCAAGGGCGCTGATGCGCTCGACCGGCGACCTCAGCTCCGCTCGGCTCTGGACCTGGCGCGAAAGCGCAAGGCGACGCTGGTCGTCGCGAAGCTGGACCGACTCGCCAGAAACGTGCACTTCCTGACTGGTTTGATGGAGTCGAAGGTCAACTTCGTCGCGGTCGACATGCCTGACGTCAACCGCCTCACGATCCACGTGCTGGCGGCGGTTGCAGAGCACGAGCGGGAGATGATTTCCACGCGCACGAAGGACGCTCTTGCGGCCGCCAAGGCGCGCGGCGTTAAGTTGGGCACCGCAGGGCCGGCCAACCTTCGGCGGGTCGTCCTGGACCGCAAGAAGGTCGCTGACGCCAACGCCAAGAAGCTCCGCGGCGTGCTCACCGGCATGGTGAAGCGCGAGCTCTCGCAACGAACCATGGTTGACGAGCTCAACGCGCTGAGCATCCCGCCGCCTAGCGGCCGGGGTACGTGGCACCTGCCCTCGCTGCAACGGATCTTGGCGCGGCTGGGTCTGTAGCGCTGGCTTCACGCGCTGTCCTCCACGGCCGGCGCCTCGAGCAACGCCGTCCCCGGCTGCCGGCCGATCTCGCGAGCAAGGGCTGCCTCAAGCTTGAGCACCCGCTTCTCGAGCAGGCTTGCCTCGATGACCTTCCCAAGGGTCGATAGCACGTAGGCGCGCTTCGTCCCGTCCTCGGCGGGCAGGCGACCGACCTTCATGGCGCGGTAGACCTTGGCAAGCTCGTTCCGGACGTGGTCGAGCGTCTTGAGCGGCGTTCGTGGGGTAGGGTCAGGCTTTCCGGTGCGCCCGTCGAAAGTTTGCGGCTCGTCGGCTTCGTCGTTTTCGGCCTGCAAGGTATGGTCCTTCAGTCTCATTCAGGCGCCCAGGCTCTTTGCATCGGTAGCGCGCGCAGGCGCCAGCCGAAAGCGCGCGCGATGGTTGCGCTCCTCGGCTTCGGGGGGATTCTTAAGGGGGGTGTCCGCGGTTTTCATTTACTAGGGGTGCGGACAGCGGACAGTGGGTTGTCCGTGCGTGTCCGCGGACACTGCGGACAGTGCGTTTTCATAGCGGACCAATACGACGCCGTGCGCTTGGCCGTGGTGTTGTCCGCACCCGGACGCGGACATTGCTGTCCGCGACTGCGCGCGGACAGTCGATTCAGGCGCCATTCGAGGAGCTCCGGTAGGCCTCAGCCTCTCGCGATCGGATGGCAGCGACGCGCTTGCGCCCCGCAGGGGTGGCGGCGTATCCACCGTGAAGCTCATCCTGGGCCACAAGTGGCTGGCGACCCCGCGACATCTCCGCGAGCGTCTCGGAGATCTTCGTCTTCTTGAAGGGCACGTGCTTTTCGAGCTCGCGCGCGGACGCAGAGTAGCCATCAGGGAGGGCTGCAAGCGCGAGCAGGAGCGCTTCGCGCGCTTTCCCGCCGGCCGTGTCTTTCTCCCTTGCGGCCTCGTCGCCCAGCGCCACCGCGATCGGCACATGCCACGTGCGGCCCGAGGGCAGCTCGAGCGTCACCTGCTCCAGGAAGAACTCGATGGGGTCAAACTGCGGTCCCCGAAGCTTGGTGAAGTCCAACGTCACGTGATCGTCCTCGCGCCAGAGCGTGAGATTGCCATCGATGAGCCCGGTCAACGCGCTACCGCCTCGCGGCTGCAGGTTGTCGGCGCTCGCGCCCTTGATGGGGTGCCAGAGGATGACGACACAGGGGCGGCCACGTAGCCCGGCGAACCACTTGCGGCACTCGGCCCCGAATTTCTGAATCTCACTGTTATCGTTTTCGTTCTCGCCACGAAACAGCGCCACGCCCGTATCGATGAAGACCAAGTCGACATCGTCTTCGCCAGCGTCGGTCGAGATTCGATCCGCGATAAGCGCGGGTGCAACGTCCTCGACCAGCACCCAGCGAAGCCGTCGGTCGATCTCTTCAACTTGGCTCGGCGCGAGCCGATGGCGAGCCCTGTAGGCTCGTGCGCGCATCGCTGTACCTGCAGCGTCCTCGACGCTGACGAAGTAGCAGAGCCCCGCGCTCTGCGGAGCGAGCTGCCCGAGCGAGATGTCGCGTGCGAAGCTCATCGCCAACGTCTGCAGAATGGTGCTCTTGCCACCACCTGGCCGCGCGGTCACGGTGATCATCTGGCCACGGATGAACACCGGCGAGACGATGAACTCGGGCTCCGGCATCTCCTGTGCCATGCCGAACATTCCGCTGATGAGAATGCGATCTTCGAGGGGCCTCTCCTTCGTGGAGTCATGCGCGATCGAAAGCCGCTTCGGCGCTGGCACGTCGGTCATTCACCGCTCGCGTGTGACATTCGTGCGCCAGGCACAGCCCCGCGGGTCGAGCGCCCAAGAGCCACGACAGCAACGCATCTACGGACGCCGACCGTCACGAACGATCAATCACGAAGCCTGCGTGCTGGTCCAACCGGCCGCGAGGAGGTTCTGGATACCCTTTTCGATCGCCAAGTAGGGAATCGTTATCGTGCCGTTGACGACGGGATAGAAGATGCCGTCGCTGCCGAGCAGCCTTGCGACCGTAGATCCCTGCGGCGGCGTAAGAGTCAAAGTCATGTTCGATGCCATGGTGGTTCTCCAGGTGAATGAATTTCGCCGAGCTGGTTAACCTCGTTTCGACAGCCGACCTCGCGAAGGCGCTTGCTGACCGCCTCGGCCTCGCGCGCCGTCGAATACCGCGCGAACTTGGTCCGCCGCCCGTCGTCCCTCACGCAAAGTACGACGAACGGTTTGTCGACGCAGTCGGCAGTCATTTGCGGCGCCTCATATGCTCAGGTCCACGCGTGCTACGCCTTCGATTTGGCGCACCGAGAGCGTGGTCGGCGTCTCCTCACAAATGGACGCCCTCGCGCCGGCGCATGGGCGGGAGATCCTGCGGGGCTATGCACCGGCTATCTCGCCACGCAATCCCATCCTGTACGAGGCCGGGACGAGCCCCCTCGACTGGAGTTGCTAGACGGTGCTCCCGGCCATGTCTCGCCAGGCCGAGTAGCCATCCCAGGTAATGACCTTGCCGAGCGTGGTGTCGCAGTACTGCGCGCCCACAGGGAGAGGCCTGTCTCCGTCACCTGTCGGCCGCTGTGCCGAGACTCCAACCAAGGCCGGCAGTGGGTTGCCGAGTCCCAGGCCATGCCCGATCGGTGCCCATCCGTTCGCAATAAGCACCACCGCATCACCCCAAGGAGCGTCAACTACGCTTCCCGCGGGCGCCGAATAGGTTGTGCCTCGCCCTCCGACCGTGATCGGGTTGATACCCGGCTTGAGCGGGGGAGCAATTACCCTGACGCTGGTTGACACTGGCATGAGTCGATCTCCTAGTTTCGAGATGGTTCGGAAGGCAGGAACATCAACGCACGTTGCTCGTAGAGCTCGACGGCGCGAAGAATCGCGGGACGCGGGAACCGCCCATTCGGGCCGAGCGTCTCTTTGACGTCTGCGAGGAACGTAGGTATTCCGCGCGCGATCGCCGGATCGTCGATGCTTTGCGCGATCGAGAACGCCGCCGCCTCGACGACCTGGACTTGTGCGAATAGGCCGGACAGCATTGATGCGAAGCTCTGGAAATCCGCGGTCGGGTCAGGAACGCATTCCTCCCTCGCGCAAGTCGGCGGCTTCGGCGCTGATTCGCCGCTCATGCCGGAAATGCCTTGTTCTCGCGAGCCATGCCTTTATTCCTCGGCTATCTGGCCATGGATGCTGCCGTCGGGTAGTTGCCTCGTCGTGACTATCCTTTTCACGGCGGTTTTTTGGGAATCGAACTTCACATTCGTCGGGCCAACGTCCACGAAGATATTCGGTGGGTCCATCTTGGGAATCGCCAATGTTGCGTGTAACGACGGAGCGAACTGGATGTTGATTTCCTGATGCGCGATACACATTCCTTCAAGCTGCTGCATAAACGCCGAAACGACATCGATCAATCGGTTGGCTCGATCGATTACTTCATTAGCCTTCGACGCGTCCATATTGCGGCCCTCCGCCTTAATCGATTGGTCGCTCACGAATTCCTCATCGCCATCTGGGTTGTACTCGAGCCCTCACTCATGCCGCGAACGCCTTGTTCTCGTGCGCGATGCAGAAGTGCAGCAGTGCGATCGCGTCGGCCTCGTTGTCATCAGTGACTTCGGCGTATCCACGCGCCTTTACGGCGGCGACCATTGCGGCCTTATCGGCATTGCCCTTGCCGGTCGCGAACTTCTTAATCGTGCCGACGCTGACGCCGGAGTAGGGGATCTCGTGATGCTCACACCAGGCGGTGAGCACTCCGAAAAAACCGCCATAGCAGCGCGCAGCGTCCGCTCCAACGTGTCGACGGACCTCCTCGAAGTGCACGGCCGCGAATCCCTCAGTGCCCCTGAGTTCGGTGAGCCAGCGCTTGAATCGCAGGAAGCGCATGCCGGCGCCGTCGAAGCGACCAGTCGCGAATGCCTGTGAACCGCTGGTGATCAACCCGGACGACGAACGGAGCGCCCGCCCGGTCTGCGTACCCAGGTCAAGCGCGAGGATCGGTGCGGCGACGTTCATGCCTGTCGCATGACCATCTGAGTCGCTCGCGCAGCCGCCTTTGTCACTTGGTGCTGCGTACGGCCATCCCAGCTGCCTGAAATCGCGAAAGTGTTGTGCTGCGTGACGCCGCCCAATCCTCCGCGCCCGTTCATCGACGCTGGCACCACGGCTTCGCCCTTGTGGATGTAGGCCAGTCCCTCGCGATTTACATATGGCGTGCCCTCGGCGAGAAATGGAATCGAACCAGTGAACAGCGCACCGCTAAGACCGCCGCCCTGCGAGAAGCCGCTCAATAGACCGCCACCAGCCGTTAGCGAAGCCGCTGCCGCCTGCAGCGCCGCCGCCGCGGCGATCTGTTGCGTCCCCGCCGTGGTCAGGGTGGTGCCTGCCACGTTCAGCGATGCCGCGCCGCTATCGCCGCCCCCGAAGATGCCGCCGGTGATCTTGTTCAGGAAGTCGCCGCCGGCCGTGCCCGGGCCGAGCAACTGCTTCGACAGCGCCT